CTACGAAGCCTGGAGGAAAGTCGCGCAGGGGCTTGTGCCGGTGAGCGCGGCGGGCATCCTCTACGACTCCCTGGAAGCGCCGGAGACCGACCTCGAAGACGACGCTGCCGTGACGCGCGGGATCATCGCCGCGCGGGGTGACTCGGCCTGGGTATCGCCGGAGCGGCTGCTCGGCGAGATCCGCGATCCCCGCACGACGGCCGCGATGGCACGGCGCTTCTACCTCAACCAGATCGTCGCGGAGGAGGACAAGCCGTTCGACGCCGACAAGTTCGCCGCGCTCGCCAAGCCCGGCTATACCGTTCCGCCGGGCGCGCTGATCACGCTCGGGTTCGATGGCTCACTCTCACGCGACCACACCGCGCTGATCGGGACGGAGGTGGCGACGGGCTATCAGTGGGTGGCCGGCTACTGGGAGCCCATGCCGGACGCTGCGACGGGCGAGCTGTGGATTCCGACGTCTGAGGTGGACCAGACCGTCGAGGGCGCCTTCGGGCGCTGGCAGGTCTGGCGGATGTACGCCGACCCGTATAAGTGGGGCACGCATCTCTCGAAGTGGGCGGGCCAGTTCGGTGGCGAGCGCGTCGTCTCCTGGTCGACGACGCAGTACCGGAAGATGGCGCACGCAATCGCACAGTACCGCACGGCGATCGAGGCGGGAGACCTATCGCACGATGGCGACCCGCGCTTCGTCGCGGCGATCAGCAATGCCGTGAAGCACATGCTCAGCCTCCGAGATGACGATGATGAGTTGATGTACGTCATCCAGAAGGAACGCTCGGACTCCCCGCTGAAGATCGACGCCGCCGTCGCGGGCGCGCTGTCCTGGCAGGCACGCCAGGATGCGATCGCGCTCGGCATGGCGAATGCGCAGCGGAGCGTCTACGAAGAGCGCGGGCTTCTGACGCTCTAGTTGACAACCAATGGGCGGGCGTGTCAGCATTGGATAGCGTGAAGGGGCGCAGCAGCCTTGTTTAGCTACGTCCTGTCATTCCTGTCTACCCAAGCCCTCAGCCTCACGTTCTCCGTCGGCCTGGCGCTCCTCGCCATCGGCTTCGCCATGATCTACACCCCGCTGGCCTGGATCGTGCCGGGCGCGGCGCTGGTAGCGCTGCCTGTGCTCGGGCTAGTACGAAGGGAAGCGCGACAGTAAGATGCCCGCTGGACTCATCGAGCGCGTCCTGGGCATCACGCGGCCCTCCGCCGCCTACGGACCAGGTGACGACTACTGGTACGGGCCGGTAGGCCAGGAATCCGCATCCGGCGTCAACGTCACCCCGGAGAGCGCGCTGCGCGTTGCGGCCGTGTTCGCCTGCGTGCGCGTGATCTCGGAGGATATCGCTTCCGTTCCGCTGGACGTGTTCCGGCGGCTGGAGCCCAGCGGCAAACAGCGCATCCCATTCGATGCCCTGCCGCTGGCTCGCATCCTGAGCAAGAAGCCGAACCGCTGGCAGAACTCGATGGAGTGGCGCGAAATGCTGACGGGCCACGTCCTGCTGCGCGGCAACGCCTACTGCCGCATCATCAGCGGCGAGAGCGGCTTCGTTGACCAACTGCTCCCGCTCAACCCCGACCGCATGAAGGTCGAGCGCTTACCCGCCGGGCTACTCCGCTACACCTACCGGAATCCCGAGACCAACCGGGATGATTTCTACGCCCAAGAGGAGATCTTCCACCTGCGCGGGTTGAGCAGCGACGGGCTCACGGGCATCTCCGTGATCGGGCTCGCCCGCGAAACGCTCGGCCTGGCGATCGCGGCGCAACGCCACGCCGCCAAGACGATGGCGAACGGAGGCCGCCCGAGCATCGTGATCAAGCGGCCCAGCGCCGCCCCGGCCTGGAGCCCCGAAGCGCGGACTAACTTCAAGGCTGCGTGGCACGAGGCGCACGGCGGCGTCGACAACGCCGGCAAGGTGGCGGTGTTGGAAGAGGGCATGGAAGTCCAGCAGATGGGCATGACCTCCGAGGATTTGCAGTTCGTCGAGACGTACAAGCTGGAGCTCGAAGAGATACCGCGTTTCTTCCGAATGCAGCCGCACATGATCGGCATCCTCGACCACGCGACCTTCTCCAACATCGAGCACCAGTCGCTCGAATACGTCACGCGCACCCTGCGTCCGTGGGCGGTGCGCTGGGAGATGGCGCTGTTCGACCAGCTCATCGTCAGCGACCGCATCTTTGCGGAGTTCAATCTCGAAGGCTTGCAGCGCGGCGATGCCGCCGGCCGGGCTGCGTTTTACCAGATCATGCGCCAGAACGGCGTGATGAACGGAAACGAAATCCGCGAGAAAGAAAACATGAACCGCATCGCTGGGGCCATCGGCGATGTCTACTGGCGCCCGGCCAACATGGTGCCGGCGGATACGCCTGTGGCATCTATCGCCCCGAAGGGCCTGGGCGCCGAGAATCAGCAGATGCGCATCATCGCCGAAGAGGTCGCCGGGCGGCTGGTCCGCAAGGAGGCCGACCGCGTATCGCGGGCGGCCAAGAAGTACGCCGACGATGCTGAGGGCTGGAACGCCTTCCTCGACGCCTTCTACGCGGAGCACACCGAGGAGATCGCTCGGTCGCTGCACATCCCGAAGGAGCAGGCGCGGGCCTATGCTGACCGCCAGCTAGCCGACCTGCGGAGCGGCGCCGGCGTCGCCGTCATGGAGCACTGGATCGAAGAGCGCCCGGCTGAGCTGGCCGAGATGGCGCTGGAAGGAGCGTAACATGAACGACACCCAACGGATGTTGACGATGATCGCGCAGGAGCCGTGGGCCATCCTGCCCTCGGCGCTCAGCGGCCTTGTTGAACAACTGCGGGCCGGGGTGAAGCCGTTGGCGCCCGCCGCCGCGTTGCCGCGCGATATCGGACGTCGTACCGGCGCCATCGCCGTACTGCCCGTCATGGGTATCATCCGGCAACGCCCCAGCAGCCTTGAAGAGATGTTCGGCTTCTCACTCGGAACGACAACGGAAGGACTGATCGCTCGCCTGCGTCGTGCTGCCGCAGACCCCGAGATCAAGGCGATCGTGCTCGATGTGGACTCACCGGGCGGGACTGCCGCTGGCGTCCAGGAAGCCGCGGATGAGCTGTTCGCCATCCGGGGCGTGAAGCCAATCGTCGCCGTCGCCGATTCGCTCGCCGCCAGCGCCGCCTATTGGATCGCATCGCAGGCTGACGAAGTGATCGCCTCGCCCTCCGCCGAGATCGGTAGCATCGGCGTGATGGCTCTGCATGAGGACATCACCGGCTTGGCCGATCAGCTCGGCGTCAAAGTGACGCTCATCACTGCTGGCAAGTACAAGGCTGTGGGCTCGGAGTTCGAGCCATTGACTGAGGAGACGGAGGGCTTGATCCAGGGGGTGGTCGATGACATCTATGGTCAGTTCGTCGCTTCGGTAGCGCGTGGCCGTGGCGTGTCTACCAGTGCCGTGAAGGACGGCTTCGGCCAGGGCTTCGTTGTCGGCGCAAAGGAAGCCGTCAAGCTCGGCATGGCGGACCGCGTCGCCACGATGCGCGAGACGCTGATGCGGCTGGGCGCGTCCGAGGATGGGGCGCGGGATGCGGCCAGGGCGGAGGCTCCCGCACTGAGCCCGCAGGCCGAAGTCGAGATCGAGGCTGAGCGCTTGAAGCTGCGCGAGCGGGACTTGACAACGCCGCTCCGCCCAACGTAACCTAGATCAGCATAGTGGTCTTGCCTGCGGAGCCTACGAGATAGCGCCGAGCGGGTAGGGCGACAACAGCGAAGCGGCTACGAGATAGACCGCATTCCTGTTACCGGAACAGTCCGGTGCGCGGGAATGCGGTCTTTGTTCGCTCCCCAAGCGCCGGAAGGCAGAAGGAGCGAACGATATGCCTGCACTCTGGCCGAAACTGGTCGAGCAGCACGCCGAACAGAAGCGTGAAGCCGACACCATCCTGAAGGCCGCAGAGGCGCAAGAGAGCGGCCTTACCGACGAACAACGCGAATCGCTGGCCAAGCTGAACGCCGGCATGGACCAGCTCGAAGCGGACATCAAGGAAGCCCGCGCTGCTTCCGCCCGCGACCTGAACCTGCCGGCGATCGCTGACCCGGCCTCGCTCACGGACGACCAGAAGGCCGCACTGAACCAGCCTGACCCCGACAAGTTGCCGACACCGTTCAAGAGCCTGGGGCAGTACCTCACCGCCGTCATGCAGGCGGGGCAGAACCCGCACGCCACCGATCAGCGGCTGCTCGACATCCAGGCGGCGGCACTCGGCCTGAACGAAGGCGTGCCGAGCGCCGGCGGCTTCCTCGTGCAGACCGACTTTGCGGCGGAATTGCTGCGAGCCGTCTATGCCACGGGCGTGCTGCCGGGCCGGACAGACCGCCGGCCGGTGAGCGCGAATGCCAACGGCATGAAGATCAATGCCATCGACGAGACGAGCCGCGTGGACGGCTCCCGTCAGGGCGGCGTACAGGCCTACTGGACGGGCGAGGCAGGCTCGCTGACTTCGAGCAAGCCGACCTTCCGCCAGATCGAGCTGAACCTCCAGAAGCTCACCGGTCTCTACTACGCGACCGATGAGGAGCTGAAGGATGCGCCGAACCTGGAAGCCAACGTGACGGCCTTCTTCGCCGAGGAGTTCGGCTTCAAGCTGGACGACGCGATCGTGCGCGGCTCCGGCGCCGGACAACCACTCGGCTTCCTGGGCCATGCCGGCACCGTCAGCGTGGCCAAGGAGGCGGGCCAGGCGGCGGCCACGATCAAGGCCGAGAACGTCCAGAAGATGTTCTCGCGGGTGCTTCCGAGGTCGCTCGGTAACGCCGAGTGGTATATCAACCAGGCCTGCTGGCCGCAGTTGTTCCAGCTCGCGCAAGTCGTGGGCGTGGGCGGTGTGCCGATCTTCCTGCCGCCAGGCGGATTGAGCGCCGCGCCGTTCGGGGCGTTGCTCGGACGGCCCATCACGCCGATCGAGCAGTGCTCCGCGCTGGGCACGGTTGGCGACATCATGCTTGCCGACCTGAGCCAGTACATCATGATCGAGAAGGGCGGCATCGAGGCCGCCAGTTCGATGCACGTCCAGTTCCTCACCGACGAGATGACCTTCCGCTTCATTCTGCGGACGGACGGACAGCCGAAGCGCAATGCGGCGCTGACGCCCTTCAAGGGCTCGGACACGCAGAGCGCCTTCGTCACGCTCGCCACGCGGGCCTAATCGGGTAGAGGAGAAGGAGAACAGACCATGAGCGAACTACTGCACAGGCTCCACCTGGTGAAGGGCCTCGATCCGGTAGCGGACGCCTTCGCGGGGACCATCAACTCGGACGTCGTCAGCCTCCGCGATCACGGCCGCGTGGCCTTCGTCGTCCACATCGGCGTCGGCGCCACAGGCACATCGACGTTCACCGTCGAAGCCTGTGATGACGTGGTGCCGACCACGACCAGCGCGATCGCGTTCTGGAGCCGCGAGATTCTCACCGGCGATACCGAGAGCGCGATCACGCGGCGCGCCGCCGCAGGCTTCGTCAACACGGCGGGGTCGAGCAAGATCATCGCCATCGAGGCAGACGCCAAGGACCTGCCGAGCAACTACGGCTTCATCCGGCTGCACGCGGTCGAGTCAGTCAACGACCCGTGCCTGGGCGGTATCCTGATCATTCTGGGCGGGCTGCCGAGCCGGTACACCGAGGACGTGAACGCAACGGCGATCGCGTAGCGCGGGGCTATCGCTCACCGGGGTACAGTAGCTGCTCCGGTGAGCGAGTCCCGATGAAGGAGAACGAACATGGCAGGAGACCTTTACCGAGACCGGGCACTGCGCGAGCTGGTGCTCGGGATCCGCGTGAACAAGGCCGGTGTGCTCACGGCAGATGACGATCTCTTCACGGTCGTCGGCCAGGTGCTCATCACCCTGCTGATGGGCCAGGTAACGACGGTCATGGATGGTGGAGCATCCACGGTCAAGCTGAACGAGAAGACGAGCAGCATCGATCTCTGCGCCGCCACGACCATCACCTCTGATGCAGCGGGGGAGATCTACATGCTCGGCGGCGACGCCGGGGCCGTGGTCAACGGCGCCGATGCACCCACGCTCAAGGTAGGCCAGCTTGCCGGAACGCCGCTCACGCCGATCATCTTCGGCCTGGGCAACGGGGCGCTGGGTAGCCTGACCATCGAGAGCACGCAAACCGGCGCCGACACCGGGGAAATCCTCTGGTCGCTGTTCTACATCCCGATGGAGGACGGCGCCTACGTCGAAGCGGCGGCCTAGTAGCCGAACGCTGAAAGGAGAAGCAGGAACATGGGACAGAAACTTGTCGGCGAACAGACGCTGAGGGCAGGCCAGACGGGCGAGGGCAAGTT